TTTACTACCTTTAGTAAATGTCCAAGCTACATCATTATCATAATTAGCAGCTGTTAAAACAGTAGTACTATTTCTTACTTGCGCACTTGCAATAGATTTAGCTGTACTATTATTCATTCCTGAATCTAGATCAGCATTTACTTGCTCAGCAAGTCCCATAAATACATCCCATGCAGCTCCATCAGGACATCCACATGCGCTGCCGCAACATCTAGTTACGTAAGAATATGTTTTTACCATGTCCTGATATCCATAAGATTTTCTTATCTCTGGAGACTCATATCGAACTTTTAAACAATATTCAGTTTCACAGTCAATATCCGAAGCTGAATTAACAGTCACTACTTTAGCGACACCTGCAGTATATTCGTTAGTTGCTAAAGAAACAATATCATTTACATTAATTACAGGTCCTCTCACAACTTTTGTACCATTGTGATGACCAATAAAAAATCTTTTTATTGCTTGATCAGCAGTTGCCAAACTAGTATCAGAAATATTCTGATTAGTATCAGCATCGAATATGGCAGTAAATCCAGCAGTAGCATTAGCTACGAAAGCAGTCCAAGTCGCTTGAGCACCATGGAGGATCATTGTAGCATCCCCAGCAGTGCCATCGTCATTGACCATGCATGTAACTAAGCCTTTCATTAAATTTGCCATTTTTTTTAATTTTAATTATTATTATTCATTTAATTGTGTCTTCAAGGCTTTCACCTGGAAGTTTGGGTGATCTAAATCACCCGAAGCTATTTGAACAGCAATATCCACTATTTCACGATGAGTATGAATAGATAACTCACAATGTTGTAATAGAGGAGCAACAATGCCACTCGGATAATTATAAGAAGCTCCCGAAACTCCTGAACCATAAGATATGAGTTGAGGTTTTCTTATATAATCTAGCTTTGCGTTCATTATACCGAATGTTCCATCAGTATACATAATAAATCTACCAAGAGGACAACGAGCATTAGGCGGACTATCTGGAGCTCCACCAGCAGGAACACCTGAAATCATCAAACACTCTACAGGATTACATGTACAATTAGGATCAGTTATACAACCAGGAGTATAATTGGATGCGGTATTTTCACAACACGCTTGCCAACCTACTTCTGGACCCATAAAAACAGCTGGTACCTCCTCCCACTCATAACTAGGAGAATAAAACGGATCACCTGTAATATTATTCAAATCATCATGTTGAACTTGAATAATTCCTACATCCATTTTCATAGGACAAGAACCATCCAATTTCCATATATCCGCCTTACTCCTTATAAGAAATAAATAATTCTCAGGAAGACATATTTCATACGTATTAGTGTCAGCTTGAGATATAATTGGAGCTGGAGGTATAAACCCCTTAACAACCAACATTTTTAAATCATCTATTCTTTTTTGAGTTACTTCAAATCCTTGTCGCTTAGCATTACTTATTCCGTATCTTTGCTTTACAAATATATCTTGAGCTTCATTTAAATACCAATCTACTTCAGGAATTATAATATTACTGTAGTCATTGCTATCTATTTTATTAAGCTTAAGTTTAAACTCATAATGCATTTCACGGACATCCATATTTACTTAGTAGACTTTTTGCTAGTAGTTTTTTTACTAGCTACTTTTTTTACTTTTTTAACTATCTTTTTTTCCGAAGTCTTTTTATTTCCATAATTAGAAATTCCAGGACTTCTGATTTCAAGATCAGTTGTAAGTTTAACTAATAACTCTTGATTTTTTGGATTTAAAAGATATTGTACAGTATCTTGATAATCGAAACCTACTTGTTGATCATTATAAAGATAAGCAGTTCCTTTTTTTCTAAAAATACCCTTTCTCTCTAAATCAAAAATAAGAGCTCTTGTTTTAATTTCTTCTATCGGCATGGAAGCAGTTCTTGTAAATCCAGTAGGATCATCTTCCACGATCTCAAAAAGTTTAGTATAAACAAAATCTTGAGACGAATTTTGTAAAGCTTTACCATATACTTTTAACACATCAAGTTTCTTTTCAGGACTTAATTTATTAAAGATATCTATAGCTTTAGCTTTGTGGGCAACTTCAGTTGCTTCTTTTTCCAATTCTTGCTGCTCGTCAAAAATGACGTACTTAGCAAAAGGAAATTTTCCATTATCTAATTCTCTTTGAGAATTAGCCACAAACTTACTTGCTTGTAAAACTTTTAGCTGAAGTTCGTGCATAGGATTAGATAAATCAAAAACCATAGTTTGGTCTTTTAATTTAATATTAAAATCTTGCCAATATTCATTATTCATTTTATTAGAAAGATCTACACCTAATGCAGTCCCTAATCTTAGTTCGTCTTCTCCTGTTAAACCAGTAGCTAGTCCACCCTCTTGACTATCAAATAAAACTTGGATAGTATCTTGAGTATCTTGAAATTTGGCACGACCTACTTTATGTAGGCCATGCCATTTTTCTTTAACTATAGGTTTAACATAAACATTTGTTTTTGTCATGTTAAAATAAATTTATTAAAAATTCAATTAGTTTTCTTGCAGAATTAATTCTCCGCAACGAGTTACGTCATCAACCTGTACACCTAATTGATCATGAACGATCATAGTATACGAGTCAGCAGCGTTACTCATTAATCCACCTGTATTAGCTCCATAAGGAGTTTGAAGTCCTGAAACATAACCAAGTTTGTAACCACCTTTTTTGTGTACATACTTGATGTTCCCCATTCCTTCATTTCCTCCGAAATCTAAGAAAGTAAATCTCATAGACTCCAATGGAACTTGCATACTTGAATGCATTTTAAAGTTAATTTCTCTATCATCATACACAGGATTGTGTCTTAATGTTAAAGAAATTCCGTTAGGCCCATTATATTTAATGAACTGTCCGCCAAACTCTAAATTACTTCCACTTCCTCCGATAAACTTACTATCTGTAGTTAAGAAAGGAGCAGACGCATTCATCATTGCTTGATGGAACGCTAACATACCATACTCACCAGTAAACGCAACAATATTTCTATTAGACATATCTACTCTTCCGAAGAAGATATCTAATAAATATTCTCGAATTAATTTTTCAGTAAGTGTGCTATAATACATTACATGAGAATCTTCTAATAATTCCTGTACCCCAGGACCTGTACGAGCAGCTCGCCCGTTAGCTCCAGAAACAGAATTAGTAGTTCTTCCATACCAAAGTCCTCTTTCTAATTCTTTATACCACTGAATCCAGTACTCGGCTTCTGCATACCTTAACCATTTATAGTCTTTGTATACTTTGCCTTCTGCATCCATAAGAGCTGTTACTAATGCTTGATTAGCAGCATCACCAGTAACGGAATACTCTTTACGGTAAGTAGATAAGTGAGATTTTAGTTTCATCGGTGCAGCATAGGTTGTAGAACCTGATTGCTCACCGCCTTCTTCATAAACTGAGAATAACTTACTCCATTGTACACCAACCTCCAAGTAACTTGAAGGAATAAATTTAGTAGTGTCATCTGTCATCAATTGAAGAATATAGATATGTCCTTCACCATCAGTGATAGGACCACGCTGTACCCTACATAAGTAAGATTTATCAGCAGGTGTAATTACATCACCAGGTTTGTACCAGTCTTCGTCTAATTTAACTTTAAACTCAGAAAAGCCAATACCAGGATTAGTAGTATTAAGTTCTATGTCTTCAATCGCAACCAATGGACGAGTTGAGGCACCCATAAGGTCCCATTCCCAATCAAAAGATTCGATTTCTTCTGTTCTTCCCATACCTTTTGTCATAGCAGTTAACGGATTGTCAGCTATTCTGGAAGCAGTAAATACTCTGGTTAGAACCTTATCAAATTTATGAGGTTCTGCCATGAATGCTGCGCCCAAATGGTTAACTTCCGTAAAGTTAGCATGCCAAGGTCTGGTTAGAACTGTAAGTTTTGATTGTGCTCTAGCCATTTTATTTCCTTTTAATTATTATTAATTATTATTAATTTACCTCTAAATTTCCCAATCGGTTGAGGATTTTTTGCTAATTGGTCGTTTATTGCCTCCAAAAGTAGCTTTAGTATCTGTCATACTTTTTCTATTTTGAAGACTCTTTTTAAGCTTAGAACTATAATCAGTAACAGCTTTGGTCTTAGCACTGCTAATATCAAACTCTGTCATCCTTAAATAAGCTCTGAGAATAAAATCATTAACATCTTGAGACGCCTTCATTTCATCAGCTTGAAATTGTGTTACATATTGAGCTCCTTCGGAACCCTCAACTTTAACACTTGTTGCAGTCATATATTGCAACAAATCTCTTTTATGCTTTTTAGAAATGGGAAATCCCTGGATATCTGACGAATCACTAACTGTTTTTTCAATTGTTTCTACAATTTCTTTACGTTGTCTATCTTTTGCTTCAGCGTCGCTCTTTTGTTTTAACTCTAACTCTTTTCTTTTATGTTCTTGATATTGAGATAATCTACTTTTTGCTTTAGTAGCTTGTTTTTCAAGAATATCATTATCCTCATAAAGATCTAAAGTTTCATCTATATCTTGATTTGAATCACCTCTTAAACGCATAAATTCCTTTAATACGTATTTTTGGTTTTTCTCATTATCTGATCCTTTTATATCTAACTTAGAAACATTAGGTTCAGCATAAGTCTTTACAAAATTAGAAACTTCACCACCATTCATAAGGTGTTTTAAAAGAGATCGGCCTTCGTCAGGTAAGCTAGATTGAAATAAATCAATTTCTTCTTGAACTCTACCCTCAACTGAACTTTCAAAAGCTTTAACTAAGCCTTCTTCAGTTGAATCAAAATCCTCTCCAACAGTAATAATTTCATTTTCTTCAAGCATTTTCGCAAATATTTGAATAGGATCATCATCACCTTCTTCTGAGGATTGTTCTTGTTCTAGAGGTTTATCTAAATCTAACTTAGGTTCACTCTCAGGTTCTTCATTTTTTTCTACTTCTTTTTTTACTTCTTTTGCTTCGATATCAACATCTTCTTTTTTCTCTTCTACTTCCTCAGCTATTTCTTCTGGAGGAGTTAATTCTATACCCAATACAGGATCTTTATTAGAATCAAGATCAAAAGTTTGGTTGAAACTAGTTTCATCGATATCCCACAAAACATCTAGAGACTCTTTGTTCTCTACGTTTTCTACAGATTTTTTTTCTGCCATAATTAATTATTTACAAATTTAATTCATTTAATATAAATATCATAACAATTTTTGTTATAAATTTAAAGTTTTTATCGCTATGTATAGCGTTATTCATTTATTGAAAATATGTTTTGTACTTTATCTGATTGTTTCACTGGGCCTCCATCTTTAAAATCTAGTAAGGCAAATGCACCTGAAAAACTTTTTACTGCTGGATCTAGATTAAGCTCTTTTTCATACGAAAGAATATCTTTAATAAATCTCTTTTTAGCTTTCCAATTTCCACCAATACCACCTTCACTTTCATATCCCATTTTTTCTCTATAGGGTTTTAAAAAAGATAAGTCTGTTTTAAGTAATTGTCCGATTTGTGATACAGACCCTTTATCAGCTACATCTATTATAGGACCAGCAAGCCCTTCAACTTTTTGTAACAAAGCTGCCATATCCTCTTTAGATAAAGAAGCTACAGCATTTTTACCAAAATCTGTTTGAAGAAAGTTTTGTATTCTTTTACTACTCTTTTGCGTTTCATATTTTTTTCTTCCTTCAGTCCAATCTAATTTTTCTGATAAATTAGATATTAAAGTTTCTGTTGTATCCCCAACAGATTGTGATGCAAATTCTGTCTTATCATCTTTTACTTCTCCTTCTTCTTGAAATTTTTGAACTTGAACTTTACCACTAGATACATCAGCCCATCTCAATCCCTGAGCTACAGATTGTTTATATAATTCAAACCTTTCTTTAGGGTTATATGTCATTATTTTTTGATAGGAGTCTGTGCTTTTGCTCGTCTATCTTTATCTTTATCAATAGATTTTTGGACCATGTCTCTTTCTTTTTGATCAAGTTTTCTTTCTTCTATATTTGATTTTCTTTCATTCATTCTAACTTGCTCTCTAAGTTTAGCAATATCAATATCATCTCGTATACCGTTATCATTTACATCTCTATCTAAACCTTTTTCAAAAGCATTAATTTCAGCAATAGCTAACTTAGTAGCATTATCTTGATCTACTTTATATTTATCTAGATCTCGATCTGCTTGCTTATCCGCTAATTTACTTTGTTCAATTCTTTCTTTAGATTCTCTTTCTTGAGCAGCAGCTTGTTCTGTTTGCTGTTTTCTTTTATCTTCAGATTGCTCAAGGATAGTTTTCATTTCTGCAGTGGAATTAGTAGAGAACATCTTAATAACATCAGATAACTCTGTTTGTTGATTTTGTAAAGCGGCATGACTAAGTGTTTTAAGATAATCAAATAATTCTTGATCTCTTGCAGAATCTGATACAAATATACCATAAGAAGAATTTGTAAATTTATCAGGATCTATAGTAAACATCGCAATAGACATATCATCTAATATATATTGAATTTTTTTAGGTCTTTCAGCATAAGCTACTTTAGCGGAATCTATTAAAGATTCTAATAAATCTTGTTTTACAGTACCATGACTATAAAATAATTCTTCTGTAATATGTGAAGATTGAACCACTGCCTGTTGCGCAGATCCAACTAATTCATTGGGTCCTATTTGGCCTTCTCTTTGTTTTGTTACTCCAGATACTTCACCACATTGTGCCTCTAGATATTCTAATAAACTTACTTTTTGCTGAATAGTTTGTGCCATTGATAAGTCAATAGCTTGCCATTGATTAAAAGTATTTGTTTTACCTCTTTTACCCTCTTCATTAGGATTAATCCAAGCTACACCTAGAGCATCAAAATAGTATAACCA